GTTGAACTTGAAGATACATTTATTGACCTCGCCTTTTCTATGGGCGCTATGGACGGTTTATCTAGTGATGATGTTAAAAAGTACATTCGTTATATTGCTGATAGGCGCCTTATATCTCTTGGTCTTAAAGGCATTTATAAAGTAAAGAAGAATCCATTACCATGGGTAGAAGAAATGATTAACGCACCCATACATGGTAACTTCTTTGAGAATCGTGTTACAGATTACGCCAAAGGTGCATTGTCTGGTGATTGGGGTGATGATGTATGGGCTAAGGCCGCTTGATGTTAGAAATTATATACACATTAGTGGTAACACACATCACCATTATATGCGTTACTTTGTTTCTTCATCGCAGTCAAGCACACCGTGCCATCATCTTTCATCCTATTCTATCACACTTTATGCGTTTTTGGTTATGGCTAACAACAGGCATGGTCACTAAACAATGGGTTGCAATTCATCGTAAACATCATAGATATAGTGATATTGAAGGTGACCCACATACACCTCATGTGTATGGAATTTTGCATGTATTATTTAAAGGAGCATTCTTATATCATGCGGCAAGCAAAGATAAAGATATGGTTGATACATACGGTGTTGGCACTCCTTCTGATTGGATGGAGCACAACATATACACTGCTCACTCTAGACTTGGCATTGGCCTTCTCCTTTTGTTGAGTGTATTTTTATTTGGTTGGTGGGGTCTATTAATATGGGGTATTCAAATGATATGGATCCCATTTTGGGCTGCAGGTGTTATCAATGGTATTGGTCATTGGATTGGATATCGAAATGGTGAAACTAAAGATTATAGTCGCAATATTAGTCCTTGGGGTATTGTTATTGGCGGTGAAGAGTTGCACAACAACCACCACTTGGACCCAGCGAGTGCCCGCCTCTCTAAGAACTGGTATGAATTTGATATAGGCTGGATGTGGTTAACAATATTTCGTTATATTAAACTAGCAAAACTAACAAGATGACAAAAAAGATTTTAATCATTACAGATAACCTACCAGACCAAATCAATGGCGTTGTTACGACCTATAAGAATATTGAAAGTATGGCGTTACTGGATGGTTATACTGTTGATTATATTAATCCCAGCAGGTTCCGCTATATTGATTGTCCTGGCTACAACGAAGTCAAGCTTACCTTTCCGTGGCGCATGGGCGAAGAGATTAAGAAGATTGACCCGGATTATATCCACATCGCCACCGAAGGTCCTTTGGGTTTGTGGGCTAGAGCATATCTTTCAAAACATAATATTAGGCACAATACTGCTTATCATACTAAGTTTCCAGAAGGACTTGCTAAACTTTTTGGCATCCCTGAGTTTCTGACATGGCGATATGTTAGATGGTTTCATAAACATAGTGGTAAAGTGTTGACCACTACAGACACAATGAAACGAGATTTGCTTGCCCACAATTTTGATGACAATATAGTTTCATGGACAAGAGGTGTTGATAGAGAAATATTCAATCCATCTCATAGAGTGGAAACAACTAGTAAGTATTTGTTATGTGTAAGTAGAGTTAGTAAAGAAAAGAATTTAGAAGAATTCTTTGAACTTGATTATCCTGGTTATTTGAAGGTGATGGTAGGTGACGGACCCATGTTAGAAACCTACAAGAAGAAATATCCCGATGTTCATTTTACAGGATTCAAAACTGGTGTGGATTTGGCTCGATACTATGCCAATGCAGAAGTGTTTGTATTTCCTAGTAAATGGGAAACATTTGGTATTGTTATGATTGAATCAATGGCCTGTGGCACACCAGTTGCGGCATTTCCATGTGACGGACCAAAAGATGTTATTGAACAAGGTGTCACAGGATTTATGAATGAGAGTTTAAGTGATGCAATTGATGGTTGCTTACAACTAAATAGAGATAGAGTTATAAAGAGTAGTCAAAAATGGTCATGGGATAACGCATGGCACACATTTAGAGATAATTTAATCAAATGATAACACTAGACCAAACCGCAAAAGATAAGATTACGGACTTATACATAGATGAGAATGATTCCAACATTAAAGGGTTGCGAGTTTTTGTTCAAGGTGGTGGTTGTTCTGGTTTCTCATATGGTTTCACATGGGAATCAGAGAAGAATGAAGATGACTTTGAGTTTCCAATATCAGAAGATAATAACAAAATACAGGTGTTTGTAGATGCAGCGAGTATGCAATATCTACAAGGTGCAACGATTAAATTCAAAACACAATTATCTGGTGCCAACTTTTCAATTGAGAATCCTAATGCAACCAACAAGTGTGGTTGTGGTTCATCGTTTGCAGTATAGATATGGCTTATTCAGAAAAAGTAATCGACCACTACGAAAACCCCCGCAATGTGGGTAAGTTTGATATAGATGAAAATGTCGGTACAGGCATGGTCGGTGCACCTGCATGTGGTGATGTAATGAAATTACAGATAAGGGTTGAAGATGATATTATTAGAGATGCTTGTTTCAAAACATATGGGTGTGGTTCAGCAATCGCAAGTTCATCCTTGGTTACAGAGTGGATTAAGGGTAAAACTTTGGATCAAGCTTCTACTATTAAGAATTCTGATATCGCAGAAGAATTAGCATTACCACCTGTTAAGATACATTGTTCAATACTGGCTGAAGATGCGGTGAAAGCAGCAATTGCTGATTATAAAAAGAAAGAAAGAAAATGAAAAAATTATTAGTTTTACTAACACTTGTTTCATCACAAGTGTTTGCATGGGACCAACGGGCACCTATGGCACCAGAACAATGTAAAGTCCATAATCCATATGGTTTTGCACAAACAGTTCGTCAAGCAACACCTATCTGCCGTGAGGCTTATTTTGTTGCATATGATGCACCAGTTAAAATTCCAGTTTAAGTTTCATATACACTATTACCTAAAAATGCACTAGGTTGTTTCCCTCGTACCAATGCATTTGTTGCTGATGCAAGTGTAAAAGATGGTGCAAGACCTGATGACTATGCAGGTACAGGTTTCGATAAAGGTCATGCCGCACCAGATGGTGATTTGTCTTGGTCACAACAAGTAGAGTATGAATCATTCCTAATGACCAACATGTATCCACAGGCCGGTTCATTGAATCGTGGCATTTGGAAACTATTAGAAACATCCGTCCGTGGTTGGGCAGTCCAACGTAATCAAGCATTTACAATTTATGTTGGTGCAGTATATGGCCAAGGTGATAAGACAATTGGTAAAGGTGTGTTAGTTCCACATGCATACTACAAGATTGTTATCAACCAAGCAACAAATGAAGTTGCAGGTTGGAGATTTCCACATGGTGCACCTTATCCTAATCTAGGTAATGACCTAACTAAATTCCGTGTACCACTTGCTGATATACAAGCAGAAGCAGGTGTTAGATATGCTTTCCCACCTAATGCAAAAGAAGTGCAACCAGGTGCTGAATGGCCTGTTGACTTTGGTGCATTAACTAAGGCCAAACGTGCCAAGTGTGGAGGTTCAGGGGAATAATGGCGACCTTAAACCATACATGTGATAATTGTGAGTCCGAATTCACAATTAAATACAACGAAGACCTTTGTGAAGATGACCCAATATATTGTCCGTTCTGCAGCGAATATATACTCCTAGATAGTGAGAATATTCCTGAAGAAGATGATTAATGTGGCTATATAATAACATAGAATTTACAGAAGAAGATGTTGGCAATTCATTCGGTTACGTTTACGAAATCACCAACAACATCAATGGCCGCAAGTATGTGGGGAAAAAATTCTTCACACGAGCCGGCACAAAACAAATCAAAGGTAAAAAGAAAAAGGTTCGATTGTCTTCGGGATGGTCGAACTATTGGTCTTCATCTAAAGAATTACAAGAAGATGTAAAGAAACTAGGTGAGGAGAATTTTACTCGCAGAATTTTATATCTGTGCAAGAGTAGGTCAGAGTGTTCATATAGAGAAACAAAGGAGATTTTCATAAGAGATGCTTTATTATCTGAGGATTATTATAACTCATGGGTTAGTTGTAAAATACACAAGGCTCATGTGTTAAACAAACTATGAAATTACCTATCAAAAGGAAGACAATGGCTCGCAAACAAACCGCAAACACAATCATTGACACCACAAAAGAAGCCCATATGCCAAGGAGCAATGGACTGAAAGTAAAAATAGACGACCTAAAAACATTTCAACCATTAACAGATAATCAAAAACTATTCTTTGACGCATACAAACGAGGTGATTATTTTGTTGCATTACATGGAGTTGCAGGAACAGGTAAAACATTTTGTGCATTATACAAGGCAATTGAAGAAGTATTAGATAAATCAAACCCATTCAACAAAATCATTGTTGTTCGTTCAGCAGTCCAATCCCGTGAGATAGGCCATTTACCAGGTGATGTAAATGAGAAGATGGAAATCTATCAACAACCATATCGCCAAATCTGTGAGACATTGTTTGGGCGCCGTGATGCATGGGATAGGTTAGAAGAACAACATTTCATTGAGTTTATATCCACATCATTCATCCGTGGTATGTCATTTGATGATGCAATCATCATTGTGGATGAGATGCAAAACA